GCAAGTGGCTTGACGAACTTGCCGGGGAGCTCAGTCAGCGTGTCGAGGTAGCCGCCGCCCTGGAGGCCGATTGCCCCGCCCTTCTGGAAGCGTGGTGCGCTCTTGAAGTTGATGTTGTTGAGCCGCTTGACGCCGATCTTTTCGACGGCCTTGCGGTTGAGCACGTATTCCCCGCGCTCGAGCATGGCGGGGATCGAATCGCCTGATGGAGAGCCGCCGGAAAGGACACCGCCGCGTTGGCTGCGCTGTGGCTTGGGTGTAGGGCCCATTGGTCCGGTGGGTCCATACTTGAAGTTTTTTGGCTTGCCAGCGTTGATTTTTCCAATATCTGGAATGCCAGGTATCAAGTTGATCACGTCAATGATCTTGTCCACGAAGTTGGCGGCTACAACGTAAGCACGGCTGAAGTTGTCTCTGATTACATCTCGCACAGCCTCAAATGCGGCTCTTGCGGGGGCAGTGATGGTCTTGAAAAGCCCCTTGATGAACTGAATCGCACCTGCGGCAACCTGCTTGGCGCCCTTCCAAACTCTTGACCAATCTCCGCGCAATACTCCTTCGCTGATATTGCGAAGGCCCTTGAGCACCTTCCAAAGGCCCTTTACGACGTCAATGACTCCTTCGACCATGTATTTCATGGTTTTGAAGACCGCGCTAAAGGGGGCTTTGATGATGTCCAAAATGACCTTGATGGTCTTCAACACGTTGCCGAGCGTTGTTGTCTTTTTGCTCGTTCCGTCAAGCTGGTCAAACGCTTTGTTTAGGGCCCTGCTCATCTCGTCCAGAGCGACAACAACATCATTGGCGGCGGGCTCAAGGTAAATCTTGAGGTTGTTTCTCAAGATCATCACGTTTTCGGAAAAGTCGTAGGTCTCGTCTGCAGCCTTCTTGATCGTGTCGCCCTTGTTGTCGCGAAACAGGTTTAGGAACTTGTCGACCTCAAACCGGCCCTGGCTGATTGCCTCAGCCATGTCGGCACCCGCCCGCTTGCCAAAGACGTCCATAGCTAGGCCGGTTTTTTCAATCTGAGAAAGCGTCGAGCCCTTGCCAAGCAGGTCAAATATCTGCCGCAGGGCCTTGTCGGGCTTGCCAGCCTGAATGCCCAGCTTGCCCATCTGCTCAGCCAAGGTTTCGGTCGGTCGGGTCAAGTTTGAGATGGCCAGCTTTAGGCCGGGCACCATCGTCTGCGTGTTGACACCCGCTCTCTCAAAGCTGGCAAACATCGAAACGGCTTCATCGAACTCAAAGCCAAGCTGCCTAAGCGGTGAGCCAAACCGCTGAACTTCCTCTGAGAGCTGGGCGATGGAAGCGCCAGATGCCTGGCTAACCCGAAACATGCCATTGAGGTATTTGGTCTGCTTTGGGACGGCGACCTCCCAATCAACGAAAGAACGGGCAACGGCCTTGATGTTGGTTTCAAGGTCATCGCCCGTGATTTGGGACAGGTTCAGCATGTTTTCAGCCATCCGCTCAAGCGGCTTGCCAGTGAGGCCCAGGCGAGTGTTGAGGTCGGCTATGGCAACGCCGATTTGATCAAAGTCACTGGGGACGTCTTTTGCTGTTTCTTTGAATACCCGTTTTAGCGATTCGAGCTCTCGGCCCGTTGCGCCAGTCCGCACCCTGATGGTGTCGTATGCCTGGTCGAACTGCCGGCCAAGGTCGTAGAGCTGCTTGCCTGCAACGGCCGCAGCAACACCAAAGGCCGCGATGCCTGTACCGGCAGCCGCGGCCCCTCTCGTAAACTTTCCCATCCCTACGCCGGTCGCCGCCGACGTCTTGCCGACACCATGCAGCTGCTTTTGAAAGGCAGCAAGCTGAGCGGAGGCGACCTTGGTGTTGGCATTGACGAATACCTGCAGGATTGCAGCGGGTGATGCCATCTAAGTCACCTCCTTTCAGTGATCGGGGTAGGACGCAAAAACGGGCCAGCCGGCGTCTACCGACCGGCCCGCTTGGCCTCTTCCGCCTCACGCATCCGTGCGCGTGCGGCGAAATACTCAGGCCAGATAACGCAGAGCTCGTGTGCGCTCATGGAATCGCAGAGCTCAGAGACGCTTTTGCCCATCTCGAGGGCTAGTTCACAGAGAAACAGCGGGTCCGGAACTCCCAGCGGAAGCTCCATCACCCACCACTGGCCCGCTCTCCACCTCTCCGCTGCTCGGAAACCGGGCAGACGCTTCGGTGATGGCCTCCTTGTCGAGTCCAGAGAGCTCGTCGATCGCCTCGACGATGGCCTTGGCAGCCGGGCCGCAGTTCTGCATGAACTGCTCGGCCTCCTCAATCGTGTCGAGCTTCGGTTCAACCAGGCCGTGCAAGACCTGAATGGTCTCCAGCTTGGCCGTGTTGACCGTGGCGATCTGATCGCCTCGAGCGGTGGTCTTCATCTCAAGCGCCTCGGAAGACGCCTGGTTGCTGTAAGCGGCTGACAGCCCCTGCACTACGACAGAGCCGCCAATCGTGTCCAGCTCGATCTCTTTGGTCTTGAGATCCGATGCCTTGAGAAGCGCATCCTTACTAAGCCGCGCCATGCGTGGCTCCTTTCTTTTCGGTGGCTGAAAAGCCGGTGGCAGGGCCGGGCCCGAAGGCCCGACCCCTTACTGATGGTCCTACGAGGTGCCGCGGACCAGACCGGCGGTGCCGGCGTTGTTGATCGTGACGCTGGTTGTGTTGGCGTCACCGACCGCACCCTGGAGCGGGCTGTATGAGAACAGCCTGCCGGTCATGGTGTACTTCGGGTTGGTCGCGCTCACCGACGAGCTGGTGGGCCTGACCTCGACGGTGAAGGTTCCGCCTGAGTTGTAGAGCGGCTCGAGCACGGCGTCGATAGAGCCAGCAGCGAAGTCCTGGAAGACCTCGAGGGTGATCGAGGCAGTCTTCAGTCCCTGGCCGTACTCGCGGTAGTTGGCGCCGAACGAAGTGAACTCCACCTCGTCTGCGCTGTCTTCGAGGGTGACGCTCGAAACGTGGTCAGACAGGTTGCTGCTGTTGACCGCGATGTAAGCGTCCTTGAGGACGATCTTTGGCATTACTTCTTCTCCTTGTTCGGGGTTTTCGGAGCGTCCTGCTGGACGCGGATGATGGACCCGCTCTCAAGGAGTCGGGCTTCCAGTTCTGCCGGGATCTCGTCTTCAAAATCTGATCCCGGCGCATGGCCCAATACCTCGGCGGCACCGACCACGCGATACTTCTTCTTCATGTCGTCTCCTTACGTGAGGACGATTCGGAAAAGCGTGCCGTGGTGACGAAAGGTCTGATCGCCCTCCGTCTCCAAGTAATCGACGTCGCCTGTGGGGTAAATGTCCTCAACGGTCTTCCCCGAAACCGTGAGGGTGCCGTTGATCAGCGCTGCGCCTATGGCCTCGCTGATCGACTCGGCACGGTTGGAAGTTGAGTTGCGATCGACGGCCTTGATCAACCAGGTCTCAGCCTCAAAAGCGGTCGACTTGGCAAACGCCCTAGTGCGCCGGTTGGACTGCTTGTTGATGATCACGAAAGGGTATGCGGCGTCGGGCGGAGCCTGCCCGTGGTAGACCGACGTGCTGGTTGCCAGCTTGCTCGAGACAGTGCTGGTCGTAGTGAGCTTCTGGTAGATGGACTTTCGAAGGTCGGTGCTCACAGGTCCCTCAGCTTCTCGTTGACCATCTGTTCAAACTCGTCTTGGGCCTCCTCGGCAGCTGGACCCATGAAGGGCTGCGCGGGAGCGTTGCCGCCGCCCTTGCCGCCAGCCTCGGTCCCGTATTCAACGAAGATCCCGTAGTAAAGGGCCGTTTTGGCCTGCTCAGCCTTGGCGTCAGCCACGACGTTGTATTTGCAGGTGTCGAACTTGATCGGCCTGATTGACTCTTGCAGGCGCCCGGTTTCCGTCGGCACTCGATTCTTGGCGCTATCGGCAACCATGTTGGCTGCTTCCTCAACCACGGGGTCAAGCTCTTGGGCCAAGTTGTCTGCGATCTCATCGAGCCTGCTTTGCAGCTTGGTGAAGATTGCGCTCTGGATCACTGCCGCACCTTGACCTGGACTCGACGGCTGACCTCGTAGCTTCTCGGGTAGGGCATCGCAATCACGTCGTAGGTGCCGCCCGAATAGACGATCTGTGCGTCTTCGGTAATCGAAGTCTCAGCCGGAAGGGTGAAGATGAACTCGGTCTCGGGCTGCACCCGATCGCCCTGGTCCTGCTCGAAGCCACCAGCAGGAGTCACGCGGCAGTCGTAGGTGCCGGCCCGAACCCAGCTGGTTGTGCCGCCGCCGCCTCCATCAGAAACCCAAGTGGCGGTCTGGACGATCGCGGTGCCAGGCAGGGAGTCGTTCAAGGTCTCGCGCATACCGGCGAGCTCGTCAGCTGTAAGCACTTGAACCTCCTATGCGGCTACTGGGATCTGTCGA